GTTGTAGCACTAAATAACTGAGAGGCACTGCCTGCTAAATCTGCTTTAGAATTAACTGCTGTTTGTACTGCTGTAAATTCCGTATTAAAGTCACCACCACTTACTACTTTGTCTGGATTACTGTCTGCTAAAGCATCCTTACCAGACCAAGCTACTGCTATATTATAATTACTCATCTTATTTTCCCTTGTTTTGCCCAAATAGTCATGTTCTGTAAAGCAGCTTTAAATCCGCTTACTGTCTGTGCTACTTCTAGTCTAACTACCTTGGCTGCCTTAGACATAGAAACTTTATACTCCGCTGGATGAAAAGCAGGTGAATACTTAGCAACCCCATATAGTGATGTTCCGGAAGCTGATGGAATTTCATATAACCACTCAGTACCGGTTGATACTGGGTCCAATGAAAAGTTAACTGAAGTAGGTACAGCACTATAATCTCTATACCAACTTAATGTTACATCCATATTCTTACCGCCAGACCATACACCTAAAAATCTTTTTAAGAATTTAGAAATTCCGGGTTGGTCAAAATCTAACCAAACAGTTTTAAAATCTGATTGATAAGTGTTGTCTACATCCGCCCAACATTTACTGGTTCCTGATTCCCATGTATTGCCAGCAGCTGTACAAGCACCTGATGTTCCATAACTAGCAGTTACATCTTCTTTCTCTACATCATAATAGCCATCATAAGAAGCTACCCTTCCCTCATAATTTAAATGTCCTAATCCCATATACAATTTATCTGCTGTAGATAAATAAGACTTAGGATTTTTCTTTGTTTCAAAATTCCAGGTGGTAACTCTTGGAGCACCATCAGGAGTAATAGATTTAAAATCAAAAACATAAACAACATTTCTATCAGGGAAGCCAAGTAAGTAAGAACCAGTTGATAAATCATACTGAGCTTTTACTTTAGCCATATCTGCTTGAGTAATGTTTGTTCTTAGTTCATCTTTTATAGCCAAACTTAAATCTGTCAGCGGCATTGTATCTTGTAGTATTGTACGACCTAATGAACGCACACCTGACGAACTTAAAAATACAATATCATCACCAATTAATTGTACTGAATCTCTAGCAACACATCCTACACCTTCAATTACCTCATCTAATACAAACTCATCTGCTGCTGGATTCCATGGGTTATTATAAATAACAATATTATTCTTACCAAAAATAACTAGCTTACCCATAAAGGAAGCCAATGCTGTTATATTATCACCTGCCCAAACAGTTTTTAAATCTATGGAACCTGAAGCTCCACCAGTAAATGCCTGTCCAATAAGAGTATCAGAATAATAAACAACATCTCTATTCTCACCAATATCTCCAACCCATAGTCTACCATATTCCCCAAGTATACAACTAGGTGTAAATGTAGTTACACCGCTAGGAGCTGCATAACTTCCTACATCTTCTAGGTCTAGCCAAGCAGAGCCACTATAATTAATAGGTTTATTACTCGCTTGTACACCATAGAACTGATTATTAAAGTTTGTAAATTGCCAGTTACCGTCTGTCTTGGTTGTTCCACCGGAAAAAGTTTGTACATCAAAAGTATATGGAGTATTAGCTGTATTAATTTTATATACGTTTGCACCAGCTCCAGCAAATAAAGTTTTTGTACCAGTTATACTTACATATTCACCTAATGATTTAACTTGAAAAGTATTAGCTGTTGCACTATCTGTTATAAGATTTGTTAACTGTTTAATTCCTTTTCTTGTACTAACACGTCCTTTCTCATCCAACATAACATTGTTAGCTGTAGTCAACCACTGAGGTGATAGACTAGATGGTGACGATTGTATATTTAAACCATGTATACCAATGGAGTCTAATACTAAAGGTTGAATGGGTTTAGCTGCCATTCCAAATTACCTCGTCTGAATGTCTGCCCACATCTTGTTGAATATTATTTGATAGTGCTTGTTGATATTGAAACTGTGCCATGTCTGATAAAGAACCACCATCCTCGCCTCTCTCTGCAATAGCTCTGGCCCATACTCCCATTATAACTGGAATAGAAGGAACTAATAAAACTGTTGAGGCTTCTGTTAAATCATCTTGTGGGTCAAGTAAATAAAAATCAATGTTATAAACCTTGTCTGGTTTTTGATAGAGTTGTGCTGTTAGTAATCCACCACTGGTTCCATTAATGGAAAAGTAGGAAGGAACACCTGAACTATCAGGAGAAGGGTACTGTTGCTTTCTAATCCATGTATCAGGTACTGCTTGTAACATACTTCCCTGTGATTGTTCTTGAACAGACAATGTTCTAGTACGTAGAGATGTGCTTGGTAAATTATAGCTACGTTGGTCAGCTACGGTAGCTACTGTTTCCACTCTTCTTAGTGAAGTCCAATCCCAAGCATCTTCAACCTCTGTTTTAACTTCATTAACAAAATCACCAATCATTACTTGATAGTCTGTAGGACCAGTTGAACCAACTAAATCCCCTACCCAATTAGTAGCAATAGTATCTTCTCTTAACCTACGTAAGACTGAATTTATAATTTGTATATATGTCATTTACTTCCCCTTCGCAAGTTGTGCTCCAAAATAAAATTCTATAATCATTGTTGCCCACCTAAAAATTTCATCCATCTTGAGTAAGCCTTCTACAGTCGCATATTCTACTACATCTGGAGTAAACTGAAAACCTAAGAAACTAAACCCTTTAACTATAGTAGGTATTACAGTTGGAACATCAAAATATACTGGTCCTACTTGAGTGAATATAACTAAACCTAAGATGACAAATATAATTACTCTTCTATTCATAGCAGCCATAGGACTTTCCTTGTCTGCTCTATCTCTGGCTTGATTGATAGCATCATTCCTAACTTGAAGTGATTGTATCATCAACTTCTGATTCTCTGATGCTGCTTGACTCTTTAAGGCAAACAACTTAGCAACAAAACCTAAGATAATTGGTGCAATATTTGTAAGTAATGCCATCATATGGCTATTCTAAATGCCTCTATAATTCCAATCTGAGTGATAATGTAGAAAGCAATAGCACCATAGACACTCCATTTAATCTGTAGCATGTTGGTATTAATCTTCTGGATAGCTTTATTAGTATCTTCAACACGACTAAACAATTTACTGATTTGTGTATCATGTCTATCCACAGTCGTTTCCAGTCTTGTTACTCTATCTTCCATAATTATCCCTTTATTTTTTCTTTGCTAGATAAGCCTTATATGCTCTTTTTGCAGTTACTTTACTTTTATATATACACTTACCACTACCAATTCTATATCTACCATTTCTACATTTCTTAACTGGCATTTATTTATTTAAACCAAATGCACTACCTGTGAGTATTGCACCAAATGCTAAGTGAAATAATCCACCACCCATTAAAGTAAAGGGATTGTGTTGTCCTGTCAGTTTCTTCATCAATTCCATCTGTACTAATGTGTCCTCTGTTGAATTTATTATGTCCATAAATTGAGAAATGTCTGGTCTATTCAGTCCGTACCAAATTGGAACAAAGAGAAAGTCATAAAAACAAATCAGTAGGTAAATTATGAGAGCAGTCCACCGCCATCTCATCATACTTTTTTCTACTTCCGTCATTTAAATACATGGTGGTGTACACATTAAAGCATCAACGCCTATAGCCATCGCTGCTACAAAAACAATAGTTCCAAAGATAATCAATGCTATTACTGGTTTAGTCATAACTATACTGCTGTTTCTGTTCTTGTTTGTTAGTGTCAATCAATTCAAATAATTGTTTATGTTGACGTTCAATCTTATTATTTTGTTTAATAATAGTTTGGTCTTTATTCTGCATCTTCTTAACTTCTTTATTAAGTTCAGCTAAATCGGCTATGACATTAGCCATATCTAATCTCATCTTGACTTGATTTTCTATAACTTCAGTCTTATTATTCTGTTGAAATTCAGTATACATTTGTTCAACCTTAGAATCTAATTTGCTCACATACCAAATAACAGCCACACCTTGAATTATGACGAAGGCTATAACTGCAAAAGATATTTTAAGTCCGTCCATTATTCTCTATCCCACTTGAAATTCTGTTGTAACTTGAGAGTAGGATTATCTATCTTATTTGCTTTTGAAGTAGCACTTATAGATGTAGTGCTAGGAAAGACTGCACATCCAACCATTATTAATGCTGTTGCTATTAGTATCAGCTTAATTATCATTAGAGTTC